ATGGCCGCTACGCCAAAAGTAGCTGTTGCTACGCCGGATGTCGCGCCTGCCTTTTCCGCCCCCGGCGGCGAGCTCATCCAGGCGGGGGTACGCCCTCTCCCCGCCCACACCAGCCCGGCGGCCACCGGCGCGGGTGGGCTCACCGGCGGGGGTGGTGGCCTGCACATCGGGCTGCTGGAGCCGATCGCGGTGCCGCGGGATGATGACTTTGAGCGTGTGCAGCGCGCGCGCGACCTGATGTTGGTGCTCAAGCCGCTGATCGACCTGCCGGAGCGCGCGCGCGGGCGGCGTGAGATGGCGCAGCAGATCGGGCGTGACATGAAGCTGTCGGTGGCGCAGGTGTACCGGCTGGCGGAGCGCGCGCGCGAGGGCGGTGTGATGGCGCTGGCGCGCATGGGCCAGCGGCGCGACCGCGGGCAGGCGCGCACGCTGATTGGCGAGCGCTGGGTGGCCTGGGCCGATGCGGTGGTGCAGCACTGGCCGCAGGCAGTGGATGTGGCGCGGCTGGCCGAGCGCATGCGGCAGGCGGTGCGGCAGGCGTGGGTGGCGGGCGCACCCAGCGAGCGGCAGTGTTGGCTCAAGGCCACCGCTGCGGTGGCGCGGGACTTGATGACAGAGGGCTGCCCGCGCGAGTGGGCGGCGGGGCTGCTGTCGATTCCGGCTCCTAGGCGCTATCTGGCGGCGGAGGGGCAGTATTTCCGGGTGGCGGGCCGGGCGCGGCGGGATGCCAAGGGCATTTACGACCGGCATCTGGCCCCGGTGAAGCGCACGGCGGCGTGGTTGATGCCGGGCGATTTGGTGTGCGGCGACATCACGCCGCTGGACATCCCGGTGCTGCGCGAGGATGGCTCGACGGCCTATGCCCGGCTGATTGCCTGGCATGACATCGCCACCAACTGGCTGTGGGGCGACCTGGTGTTGCTGGATGCCGGCGAGGGCATCCGGCGCGAGCATGTGGCGGCGAGTTTTGCGCGCATGTGCGAGGAGGCGCCATTCGGCGCGCCCAAGCGGCTGTATCTGGACAACGGGTCGGAATACAAGTGGGACGAGATGCTGCTGGCGGCCAAGCGCCTGGCGGATTTGACCGGGGCGCAGTTTGCGGTTGATGAGGCCAGCACCGCGCCGGAGGATCGGCGGGTGATTCGATCCATCCCCTTCCGGCCCCGCGCCAAGCGCATCGAAGGGGTTTTCGGGAACCTGACGGACTGGCTGGGCTGGTGGTTGGGCTACGTGGGCGGCAACCGCATGACCAAGAAGGTGGTGACGCTGGGCAAAGGGGTGCAGCCGGCGCGCTTTGAGGAGGTGCGGGAGTGGCTGGGCAGGACGCTGGCCGACTACCACGCCACGCCGCAGCCGGGGGCGGAGCACATGGGCGGCCTGAGCCCGCAGCAGCGGCTGGAGCAGGCTCTGGCCACCAATTGGGCGCCCTGGCGCATCGACCGGCTGCTGCTGGCGCTGGCGTTTGCCGACTACCACGAGCGTCGCGTGGTGCGCGGCACGGTGAGCGTGGGCGGGACGACGTACTTTGCCGACTTCCTGATGGCGATCGAGGGCCGGGTGACGGTGGCGGTGCCGCGCATCGTCTCGGACCGGCTGGGCGGGGTGGCGTACATCCTGGACGGTCAGCGCATTCTGGGCATGGCCGAGCGCGAGCGGGTGTATGGCATCACCGACCCGGCAGGCGCCCGCGAGGCCAACCGGCGCGCCAAGGCGCTGGCGACGCTGACCGGGGAGCTGGCGGCCAGCGCAGGCGGGCCGCTGGATGAGCGGCGGCTGGCAGGCACGCTGGCCGAATTGCACGGACTGGATGAGACGCTCGCGCGCGCCGAGGCGGCCAAGCAGGCGGTGGAGCCGACGCCCGAGGTGGCGGCGCTGATGGAGGGGATGCGGGCGCACTACAGAAAGAAGATCGAGCAGATCAACGAGCGCCGCCAGATCCGGCTGGATGCCGAGAAGCTCAACCGCTACGGCGTGGAGGATGACGAAGAGACGCGGCTCGCGCGGGAGATGGGGCTATGAGCGACCACCCCTACGACGACCCGTTCGAGCTGGGCTTTACGCGCGGCTATGAGGCGGCGCGCGCGCTGGTGGATGAGGGCGTGCCGCTGGAAAAGCTGCTGTACCGGGCCATGGCCCGGGTGGACACCTGGGCCAGGGAGGGCAGCGAGCTGTGGCTGGGGGCGCTGTACGGCGCCAATGCGATGGTTTGGCAGGCGCTGGGCTACGAGCACGGCGTGCACGGGCTGCCGAAAGAGCGCCCGCCGGAGTATGCGCTGAAGGGCTATCTGCACGGCTACCGGCAGGGCACGCTGTACCGCCACGAGGTGGATGCGCGCGCCAAAGAGACGCGCGAGGCGTTGCAGCGCCTGAAGGCTTTGAAGGAGACGGCCCGCGGGCAAGGCGGGCCGGGTGTGCAACTGCGCCTGATTGAGGGCGGCAAGAAAGGAGCGACGTGATTATGGCAAAAAACGCGGACATCCGCGACACCAAGGTGCTGAGGGAGGCGCTGGCGCTGGCCGATCTGGTGCTGGATAGCGCCAACCCCATCGGCGAGATCGTCGGCCCGGCGGGGTCTGGCAAGACCATGGCCGGGCGCGCGATCGCCGAGCGCCACCGGGCGCTGCGCGTGGCGGCGTGGGACGGCATCACGCGGCACCAGATGCTGATGGCCGTGGCGGCGGGACTGGGCATCGAGGGCGCGGGCGCGGCGGAGCGGTTGCTGCGGCGCGGCGATGACGCCGAACGGGTGCTTTTGGTGGTGGATGAGGCCAACAAGTGCGGCTGGCGCGTGCTGGAGGCGCTGCGTTATCTGGCCGACGAGTGCGCGGTGGCGGTGATCCTCATCGGCACCGAGATGTACGAGCGGCAGTTCACGGCGGCGCGCACGCGCGGCCTGCTGCTGCAACTGGGCAGCCGCATCGGCCCGAAACGGGTGGCCACGCGGCACCTCGACCGCGCCGAGACCTATACGCACGTGATGCGCCCGGCTTTTGGCGAGGTGGCCGACCGCGAGATGGTGACGACGTTCTGGCAGGGCTGCCGCAAGGGTAATTTCCGCGAGGCCGTCGAACTCGCAGGCGAGTGTCTGCGCATCATGAAAAACAACGGCTTGCAATCGCTCACGCCGGCCGTCCTTGACCTTGCGTGCGGCTGGATGGCCAACCGGCATGCGGTGGAGGCGGCGTAAGGATGACGCTGGAGGACATCGCCGTGATCCTGGGGTGCAGCAAGCCCACCGCCAGCCAGATTCGGTCGGGCAAATACCCGACCGAGAACACCAGCCTCACAGAGCGCTATGCGCGCCTCGTGGCGGTGGTGGATGCGGCGCGGCGGGCGGCGGCGCTGGATCCGCAGGCGATCTGCCGGGCCTGCCCGCGCGAGGATTGCACGGGCTGCCGGGTGGCGGAGATTTGATGGGGCGAACCCAAAGGAGAGTCGAAATGGTTGAAGCGCTGGAAAAGGCCGATTTTTTCTGCACGCTGTACGCCATCCGCTCGGGCCGCGCGGGCGCGCGCGGTCTAGCGGCGGCGCTGTACCGAGAGATTGGCGAGGAGATTGAGCGCCAGCGCCGCCTGGGCGGCGAGCCGCTGGCTGCGATGCAGCGCCGCGCGGTCGGCATCGCCGAACGGCTGGCCATGGAGCATCTGCACGTCGAGGTCGACCAGGTCGGCCTGGAGCGACTCCGCCAGAACGCGCAGGATGCGCTCGAAGCGCTGGCGTTCGCCGTGGTCGAGTTTCTGTGCGGTGTCGAGTATGCCGAAGATCAGATCGATGCGCGCTTCGATACCGACGAGGCGCTGGTCGAGGTCGAGCAGCCATGAGCACAGCCGCCTGTGCAGTTCGTCGAACTGGTCCTGGGCGTGGTTCGCCGCACGGAGCACATCTCCAAGCGTCGCCGGCGTTTTGGGCGGGCGACGAAAGAAGAACCGGCGCTTGAGGAATAGCAGCACGTCAAACACGAGGGCAGTTTAGCCCGCTGGCCGGCGGGCGGACCTTGGAGTAAAAAAAATGGCAAAGACGGAGAAAGCAATTCAGGTTCAGGCGCAGGCGTCTGAGGCGGCGGCGGGCAAGCCGGCGGCGTGGATCGAGGTGCACGGCTCGGATGAGCGGCTGGAGGCGGTGGCGCCGAAGCTGGTGCAGGCGGCGATGCGGGCCATGGGGCTGGTCAAGCGCATCAATGAGCTGGATGAGGAGCTCAAGGGCCTGAAGGCCGAGTTGGCCGAGGGCGTGGGCGCCGGCCGCAGCCTGGTGGTGCCGGGGGTGTGCCGCGTCAGCGTGGCCAAGACCACGAGCGTGGGCATCAAGGATGCGGACAAGCTGCGCGAGCTGCTGGGCGAGCGCTTCGGCGACCTGGTGAGCGAGTCGGTGAGCTACAAGCCGAGTGAGGCGCTCATTGAGATGAGCGCCGATGGCGACGATCCGATGGCGCCGGCTTACCGGGCGCTGCTGACGGTGCGCTCTGGCACGACGGTGCGCATCATGGCGGAGAAGTGACATGGCGGCGCTGGCGATCGACCTGATCGAGGATGGGGAAGACGCCGCGCTGGCCGCGCCGCCGGTGCGGGCGATCGACACCGAGCTGCCGGCGCGGATTGCGCGCGGCGGCGGCGCGGTGTGGGAGGCGCGGCAGGTGGCTGGCCTGATGGCGTGGATGGAGCGCTACGAAAGCGCGCTGCGGCACATCGCGGTGCACGGCACGGGCGAGGCGGCCATGGTGGCGGCCCGCGCGCTGGTGGGCGACTGGGCAGGCGAAGACGGCGTGGTGTCTGCGTGATCCAGCCCATGCCCATGCGCCATGGGCGCGTGGGCATGCACGGGATCGACGCGATGGAGGATGTATCGTGGATGCCAAGACGCGCAGGAGAGTGCTGTTGGGCGTGGCGCACAAGGCAGCGGCGCAGCTGGGGATGAATGAGGAGACGCGCCGGGCGGCGCAGATGGCTTTTTGCGGCAAGGCGAGCCTGCGCGACTACACCGACGCGCAGCTCATCGCCTGGTGCTGGGAGTTGAAGCGCCGGGGCGCCGACATCGGCATCCCCGCCCCGCCGCCACGGGGGGGCGCGGGCTGGGGCCGTCCCACCGAGCAGCAGCTGGCCGAGATCGAGCGGCTGGCGCTGGCCATGGGCTGGAGCGGACTGGATGACGGGGCGCTGCGCGGCTTTGTTCGGCGCACCTGCGAGGTGGAGGATGTGCGCTTCATCACCCGCGGGCAGGCCACAGCGGTGATTTCGGGGCTGCGGCGCTGGCTGGCGCAGCGCCAGCGCCATGCGGGGCAGCGTGAAGTGAGCCGGGGGTGGGCATGAGGCTGCGCTGCCCTGTGTGCCACGCCGAGGCGGCGCTGGAGGCGTGGGCCGAAGATGAGGCCGCGCGCGAGCTGATGGCGCTGTTGTCCACACTGGATGCGACACTTGGCCGCCCGCTGGTGGCGTATCTGGGGCTGTTTCGATCCGGCAGCCGCGCGCTGAGCTGGGAGCGGGCGCTGCGGCTGGCGCGCGAGGTGCTGGCGCTGGAGGCTGAGCCGCTGCGGCTGGCCGCGGCGCTGTCGCAAACGGTGGAGCAGCTGCGCGCCAAGCGCGATGGAGGCGACATCCGGCCGCTGTCCGGGCACGGGTACCTGAAAAAGGTGCTGGAGGGCACGCCGGCGGTGGCAGCGGTGGAGGTGCTGGGGCGGGGCGAGCCGGCGCGGGCCGTGCCGCTGGCGCGGCGCATCACTTCAGCCGAGCAGGCTGCCCTGGCCATCAGGGGCGTATCGTTCGGAGATGACGATGCGTAGCTCTGCGCGGATTTTTGTGGTGTCTGGATTGAGCTTGCGCAATCCGCTCATGGGGCCGAATTCGATGGCGCGGATGACGGCTTCATCCACGCCAAGCGCCTGAGCAAGGCGTCGTTCGAGTTCAGCGATGGGGGTGTTATGGATGTCCATGTCAAGGTGCCTCGATGGTTGGGGGAGATCGTCAAGTTTCACATGGAGCGGCTGCGGCTGTTGAATCTGGAAGCGTCGCCACCAGCGGTGGCCATGGGCGAGGTCACCAGAATATGGGCCGAGATCATCGCCGAACGAGGTCGATTTGAGCAGGATGTCGATGCGCCGCGGCTGCATGCGGCCTTCTTTGCTTTGGCTGCGCACGCCACGCGCTGGCCCGCGCCGGCGCAGCTGTGGGAGCACCTGCCCAAGCGGCCCGAGCCGCCGAGGCTAAAGGCGCCGGTCACGCCGCCGAGCGAAGAGGAGCGCGCCAAGATTCGGGCGCTGCTGCAACAGGCGCGTCAACATCTTGTACGATGATGGGGTTTCGGGATGGACTGCCGCGCGTCGGCGGCCCACCCCGAAAACGCATCCAGAGGGCACCTGACGCGCTGTGGCCGAAGCGCGCACGGGAGGTGCGACATGGCAAGTATTCACGCCGCGCGGCTAGAGCGCTCGCCGCGCTTGCAGCGGGTGCTGGAGCTGCTCTCTGACGGGCGTTGGTACTCCACGCTCGACATCGTGGTCGGCGCGGGCGTGTGCGCCGTCAACTCTTGCGTGGCGGAGCTGCGCGCCAACGGGATTCCGGTGGCCTGCCGCCGGGTTGGGCGCGAGCGCTTCGAGTACCGGATCGGATCGAGCGATGGCCGCGCATGATCTGGAGCGCCTGATCGGGCGCGAGGCGCTGGCGACGCTGGCCCAGGTGGCCGGCGGCCTGGATCTGTATATCCCGGCCAGGGTGCCGATGGACGGGCCGCTTCTGGATCTACCGCTGGCGGCGCAAGAGCGGCTGGCGCGCTACGCGGGCGGCACGCGTCTGTACATCCCCAAGCTCTGCGGCGAAATGCGGCGCATCCGCGATGCGCAGATCCGGGCGGCCTACGACGACGGCGAGCGTGTGCAGGACATCGCGCGGCGGTTTCGGCTCTCCGAGCGGCGGTTGTGGGCGATCCTGGGCTCGCCGCAGACGGAGGATGAGCGGCAGACTGCACTGTTTTGAGCGGATTGCAGGCGACGAGGCGCGGCTTCAGCGGCCTTGCGCAGCCCGCTCCAGCGCCTCGGCGATGGTCTCGAGCACCGCCTCCTTGTCCTCGCTGGACAGCCCGACGAATGGCCGCGCCGGGATGTCGCCCCAGGGGATGGGCGCGCCGCGGCGGGTCTTGCCGTGCGCGCCGCGCTTGGCGCCGAAGTGCAGCGTGGCGGCCTGCACGGCGTTGCTGCCGGCCTCGACATAATCGCGCCCGGCCTGGTAGGCGAACTGGCTGGCCATCATGCCGGAGTCCACCAGGGGGCGGGTGCCCTTCTTGCGTGCCAGCGTCACGGGCGAGTTGGGCGCAAAGGGCCGGCCCTCCACGTCGCGGCTGTCGCGCAGCCGCGCGCGCATGCCCTCCACCAGCACCTGGCCGATGTCGTGCATGACGGGGGTGAGGTCCGAGACGCGGCGCTGGAGGTTTTCCAGCGCGGCGCGGACTTCGCGGTCGTCGACTTCGATGTGGATCATGATCTCGCGTCCAGGTCGTTGCGTAGATCATCAGCCAGGCGTCCGGGCAGCTTGATCAGCTTGTCGCGCAGCGCCCGCGTGCGATCCACCACGCTGCCGCCGGGCATATAGCCGAACCCCTTGTCCACCCCCACCGGCGCGCCGGTCTTGGGGTCGGTCTGCCCGGCCCACGATGGCAGCGGCTTGTCCGGGTCGCCTCCAAGGCGGCGCGCTTGCGCTGGGCCGCGCACCCCAAGCACCCGGCAGCGGCAGCCCCAGCCGTTGGGCGGGTAGTGCGTCTGCCAGAAGGGGTCGTCCTTCGGGCGCACGATGCCGTTCAGCGCCACGTGATGCGGGCGCGGGCGCTGCACGAAGTCGCTGTGCTTGTACATCCAGTGGGTGTAGCCGCCGTCCTCCAGCTGGGCGCGGCGGCCGGCGGCGTAGCTGGTGAGCAGGTTGGTTTCGTAAATCACCCGGGTGCGCCAGGCCAGGCCCTTGCCGCCTTTGTCATCCGGCGACTTGCGGTCGTCGCCGGTAAAGCCCGCCCAGCCGTGGCGCTGGATGATATCGAGGAAGCGGCGGCGGAACTGCTGGATCGTCTCGCCATCGGCGATGGCTTTGTCCACCGCCTCGGCCAGGTCGGCCAGCAGGTCGGCCTTGGCCGCGCCGGCGACCATGAAGGCCACGTCGTGCTCGGCGTGCATGAGGTCGTCCCACTTGGCGGTGGGCACGAGCCGCCCGAGCTTGCCGCGGAAGAAGGCGATTTGCTCTTCGAAGGGGACGGGAACCCAGTTACCATCCTTGTCCTTTCCTGGAAGGACATAAGATATGGAAGGCGCGCTCACATCAATCTCCCATAAAGCGGTCGATTTGTTGGCCGCAAGCGATTACCTTGCCGTCGTTTTTTTCTTCGAATCGAAAGGCGTTGGCTCCAGGCTTGCCATTTCGATTGCCAGAAGCGCAAGTTTTTTTGCAGAAGACAAATCGGAATCGAAGACCTTTTATCTTGTCGGATTCAAAAAGACGGAACGCGACGCAACCAGACTTCTTGCTCTCATGCCGATCGTGTCGGGATGGCGTGGAACCATGATGTTCATGAAAGGGCGTCCGATGCGTTGGGAATGGCGCATACAGCAGGTTATAGAGTGTTACGTAAAGTCTTTTTCTCATACGCACCAAGAAGACTACTGCAAATCTGTGTACGAGTACGGAGGGCCGATCGTAACCAGTGTCATTTCTATAAGGATGCCTGGTGAACTGGTGTTCCAACAACCAGAGCAAGAACAAAGACCATTTCTTATTCTTCCATGCAGACAGATGACTGGCTGGAAAATAAGAGAGGCAAAAGAAGCGCCAGACAAGAAAAGCCAAATTCTTTCGCACGCCATTGAACAAAACATAGATGTCTGCCCAATGTTCGACGTTGATCGCTACAAGGACTATCCATGCGGCCACTGTGAAAGATAGACCCGGTAAGCTTGAGCGCTGCCGCCACCTCAGGTGCGCGCGCGCGGCGGGCATGGTCGCGCTCCCAGTCGTCGCGGCAGTCGGCGTCGCACCAGCGCAGCGGGGCCTTGAGCGGCTCACCGCACCAGTAGCACTGGCCGCAGTAAGGCAGGCTCGGCGCGGGCCGCAGGCGGCGGCGCAGCGCCTCTTCGCGCTCCAGGCGCGCTTGCGTGATGTCAGCGTCGTCCGCCACTTTCCGTCTCCACGTCATAGCGCCCGGCCAGATGCGCGGCGGCAAAGCCGAGCGCCATGACCTCGGCAAGCTGGTCGCTGGGCAGGTCGCCGTAGGCGGCAAGGAGCGCATCGCGCAGGGCCTCGAGGCTTTCGGCCTCATCGACCAGGCGGCGCACGGCGTCGAGGATCACACCCCAGGCGGGCGCGGCCTCGATGTCCATGCGCTCGACCATGGCGGTGACGGGCGTGGGGTCGTCGGCTGCGTCGCGCCAGCCGTCATGTTTGCTCGCATTGCATGCGACAAGCTGCGCGGCATTGGCTTCGGTGTCGGGCGCAGTAGGCTGGGCGGCGCCGCCCAGCACGGGCTCGTCATCGGCCGGATCCGGGATGCCCAGGCGCTGGCGCACCCAGCGCTCGGGGATGCGCACGCCGGCGGCCGCCAGCGCCGGGATGGCCTGGGCGTAGGCGGCGATGTCGTCGGGCTCGCTGGTGTCGAACACCAGGCGCGGGCAGCGGTCTGGCGGGACACCGAAGTTCAGCGCGGCAAAGGGCGCGATGAGGTCGCGCGTCAGCGTGGCGGCCGCCTGGCGCGCGTCGGCGTCGCGAATGTCCTCTCGCACGCGCTCGTGCATGTCGGCCACGCCGGAGCCTAGGCCGGTGCTCTTGGCCTGGATGGAGAGCGTCTGCCCAAGGATGGCGCGGGCGATGGCCTCGTCCGCCCAACGTGCCATGGCCAGGTGCGGGCTGTCGCTGCCGCTGGATGCCACGCGCTGGATGTCGAGCTGCATCTCCAGCGGCATGATGGCGCGCGCATCGTGGGCGAGGCTGGCCACCGCTTGCAGCAGGCGGCTCTTGTCCTCCTCGGTGGCCTCGCGGCCGTATTTGCCGATGACGAAGGGCAGGCCGAAGGTCTCCAGGAACTCGGCGAAGTCGCCGATGGCATAGGCCTTGTAGACGAACGGCCAGATGATGGCGCGGTAGATGCCGCCGCGCGCCACATAGCCTGCGCGCGGCATGCGCGGCTGGTGCAGGATCCACGTGTAGGGGCGCAGCGGCTCCGATCCGGCGTCGGTGGCCAGCTCGATGCTGCGGCGATCCTCGGAGATGGCAAACCAGTCGTGCGGCCGGGCGTGCAGCTGCGGCAGCCACAGGCCGTCGCCCCTGTCCCACACGATCTCGATGGCGGAAAACCCATGCCCCACGGCGTCCGTCAGCGCCACGATGGCGTCCTCGATGGCGTCGCTCATGCCGTCGAGCCACCCGGCGATGGCCTCGGCGGCGCGTTTTTCTGCCGTCGAGGCGTCCTTCGGCGGCTCGATCTTGCGCGGCAGGCGCGCGATGGCGAGCGCGCGCTGCTGCATGGCGGCGGCGATCATGGCGTCGCGGTCTTGCATGTCGGCAAAGAGCCGCGCCTGGGCGGAGAGGTCGCCCGCGTCGGCCTCGCGCAGCATGGCGGCCACGGTGGCTGGTTTGAGGCCCGAGAGGGCCGATTCGTGCCAGGGGCGTGCGTAGCGGGCCACGCGCGCGGTCTGCGGCTCGCGCAGGGCCGCGGGCCGGATGGTCTCGGTCATGCGAATACCTCCCCGCGCCCGCCGTATCGGGGCGCGTCATCGAAGTCCGGTTTGGCTGGACGGCGCGGCAGCGGCACGAAGCCGTCATAGGCCGGGGCGGCATCGAGGCTGGCCGAGACCGCCAGCGCCAGCGCCCAGAAGCGGTCGGCGTGGCCTTGCTCGCTGCGCTCGGCCACCAGGCGCGGCGCGCCGGTGGGGCCGGCCACCCGCTGCACGGAATGCAGGTCGGCGCGCAGGGCCGCGTTGCCGGCGGGCAGGCGCAGCCTGCGGTCTTCCATCGCCTCCTTCAAGGCGGTGGCCATGTCGAGCTTGCGCGCCGGGCTGAAAAGCACCCCCTCCACGCGGTAGGCGCCGTGCCGCCGCTGCGCTTCCTGCACCGGCATCTCGCCCAGCCCCGTCTGGTCCAGCGCGGCGCGGATGACGCGGTAGTCGCGCATCACGCGGTCGAGCTCGGCCAGTTGCGCGGCGAAGCTCGTCGCACGCAATTCGATCAGCTCGCGCAGCCACAGTACGTCGCCCACCCGCTCCAGCACGGCAATCACTGTCAGGTCGCCGCGCGCGGCGAAGTCCATGCCCACGTACACCGGGCCGCCCTGGTACTCGCCGGGGGCGGCGGCATCCTCGCAGCCGTCGATGAGGTCGTAGGGCAGCCAGGCGGTGGCCTCGTCGATGAATTGGCACTCGAACTCCTGCGCCCAGGCGATGGGGTCGTTCATCGCGCGCTTGAGCTCGTCCACGTTGCGCGGCAGGCCGTCCGCCACGGCGTCGTAGATGGTGACCACGTGCCGGGAAAACAGGCTGTCCGGCGCGGTCATGATCTCGTAGAACTTGTCGCCGCGCCCGTTGGGCGTCGAGATGACGCGCAGCTTGAGGTCAGGGCGCGAGACCACCGGCAGCAGCGCCGTCCAGATGGCCCTGTTGTCCTGGTGGTGGGCGAATTCGTCGAGGATGAGGTTGTCGCTCATGCCGCGCGCGGTGGAAGGCTTGCTGGCAATCGCCCGGATGTAGCTGCCGCGCGAGCCGATGCGCACCACGTGCGCCAGTTCGTCCACATCCAGCGGCTCATCCAGCGCCTCGAAGGCGGCGCCGATGGCGCGCAGGTGGAGCTTGACCCCGTTGTCCATGGCATCCAGCGCCCGGTCGCGCGAGACGGAGAGGATCGTCCAGTGCGAGACGCGCCCGGCGGCCTCTGCTTCCAGCACGTCCAGCACCGCCTCCAAGGTGGTCGTGAAGGTCTTGCCCGCCTGGCGGCTCCACATGCCCGCCTTGAAGCGGGCCGTGTCGGCCAGATAGCGGCGCTGATAGCGGTAGAGGATGGGGCCGGTCATGTGATAAGCTTCAGCGCATGAATCCGGCGCGCCTGTCTCGCATCGTGGCCGCCATGCCGCTTGGCATGGGCGCGGGGCTTTTCGCCGCGCGAGACCTGCGCCCGCTTGCCCCAAGCATCCATAAGCGAAGCGATCTCGACGCGCTGCGCGGCGATTGGCGCAAGATCGGCGGCGACTTCCGTGTCGCAGTCGAGAAATTCCAAACTGAAGAAGCCCACCGAACCCGCTGACAGCCGGGTCGTCGCGGCATCACAGCAGTGGTTGGGGCCGGTTCCGCCTCCTGCCGCCCTGGAGGGTTTCGAGCGCATCGTGCCCGGAGCCGCCGCCCGCATCTTGCAAATGGCGGAAGATGAGCAGCGCCACCGCCACGCCATCGAAGCCGCCTCCATGCATACCAAGCAAGAAACGGTTCGCATCACCGCCCGCGACAACCTCCTCGGCATGGTGCTTGGATTCCTGGCGCTGGCTGCCAGCCTGGGTGCCGCCATCTGGTCGGTCGCCATCGGCGCGCCATGGCAGGTGTCGGTGGCATTCATCAGCCTGCCGGTCATGATCGTGGCCGCCGAGCTGGTGAGAAGAAAACGCTGATCACCCGCCATACAACCCCTCCTTGACCACGCGCAGCGTCTCCGCGTCCAGCGTCTTGCCGGCGCGCCCGGCTTCGCGCTCGATGGCATCCAGCTTGGTCTTGACCTCCTCCGCCCACTTCTTCTGCCCGATGCTGGCGCGGCTGGCCTCGGCCACGGCGCGGGCGGCTTGCGACAGGAGCTTGACCTGCTCTGCCGGGTCGGCGTCTTCGGCCTCGCGCACCTTGAGCATGGCCTCGAACAGGGCCGACTGCACCAGGCGGATCACCGCGGCGGAGTGTTCGTCGGCGGCGTCCGGCGCGGCTTCGGCGATGAGCCGGGCGGCTTCGGCGCTGGCTTTGATGGCGCTCATGGTGCGCTGGATGCGCTGATCCGCGCGCCAGATGGCTGAGTGCGAGAGCTCATAGCCCTGCGCCTTGAGCATCTCGGCAAGCGCCACGTAGCCGGGGTGCGCGCGGTCGGCCAGGGTCTTTTCCAGCCAGGCGCGTACCTCGGGCGGCAGGGCATCGACCTTGCTGCGGCGGGCCATCATGCCTCCCGACGGGCCGCCCCGAGGGAGGCATGCGCCCCCTCGGGGGGCAGCGAGCGCATGCGAGCGTGGGGGTGCACCATGATTACCACCTCGGCGGGCGGGCGATGCCGGCGGGGGCATCCGCCCGGTATTCGTACACGTCCATCCCGTGCGCGGTGAGCTCGGCGGACCACACGGGGCCGCGCTCATCGATGGTGACCAGGCCGTGGGCCTTGAGCCACCCAAGTTCGCGGCGGATGTCGGCGGCGCTGGCGCGCACGGGGATGTCGTGCGCGCAGGCGGCCAGCAGCGTCTCCAGCGCGCCGTAGGGGCGGGCGTGCCACAGGGCGGTCAGCAGCACCCAGCGCAGGGTTTCGCGCTCGGCGCGCTCGATGTCGATGGCCTGGCCGAGCGGATTAGCCATGGCGGGTCTCCTTGACGATCATGAGCAGCATTTCGTGGATGCGGTCGAGCTTGATGGTGATGGCCGACATGTCGCGGATGTGGTCTTCGCGCCGGATGTAGTGCAGCGGGAGTTCCGCGCGCAGGCCGGTGAGCTCGGCATCGATGCGCCGGATCTCGGCGGCCATGGATTCCAGGCGCTCGAACCGCTGGTCGATCTCGCGCATGAGCCGGTTGGCAAAGCCGCGCGCCATCAGCGCCACCGCGCCCAGCAGCGCGCCGATGGCCCACACCGAGACCTGCCAGCGCATGAGGCCGGAGAGGATGTCACCTTCCATGCGTCACCTCGTCCCACTGGCGGATGGCGTCGATGCGGGCGCGGCATTCGCCGTAGAGGGCGATGGCGTCTGCGGCCCATCCGGCGATGTCGGCCTCTGTCGCGCCGGGATCGGCGGCAGCGGCGGCATCGGTGTGAGCAGGCTCGCCGGCGGGCGCGGGCACGGCACTGGCGTCTGCGATGGCGGCGTTGAGCAGCCCGCGAGCAGGGCCAGACAGGCCGCAGCGGTCAGCGGTCGGCAATCCATACAGGGTCTCCTTGAGGCGGCGTTGGGTGTCGGTGAGGCGGGTTTTCGTCGCCTGCAATGCGTGCACGGCGGCGCGCTCGGCGTCCTGCGCGGCGGCCAGCCGCCGGGCCGCCTCCTCGGCGGCGGCCTGGCGTTCAGCGGCATGGGCGGCCTGAAGGCGGGCGATCTCGGCATCGGCCAGGCGGCCCTTGAGCGCGTAGCCGCCTGCGAAACCGCTGGCCAGGCAGACAGCGGCCACCGCGAGCATGGGCCAGGGGGTCACCATATCCAGCGCCCCTGTAGCCAAGCGTCGAGCGTCAGCCGCCACGCCAGCGCGGGCAGCAGCATCCACAGTCCGATCATGGGGTCTCTCCCGTGCACTGCCGGTATTCGGCTTCGCGCCGACGCACCAGCCCGGGCAGCTCGCGGCCGCCCGCGCGCGTCCAGCGCAGGATTTCCTTGCATGCGCCCGCGTAGTCCGGCGGGGTCTGCTTGAGTTTCTTCACCAGCGTGCTGCGGCAAAACGCCGCCGGGCCGATGTTGTAGATCAGCGACTGAAAGGCGGCCGCCTCGTGGGCGGCCAGCGGCACGTCGCCGATGCAGGCGGCGGCCTCGCGCCAGAGGCGGTTGGCATCCTGCGCCAGGCGCAGCACGGCGCGCTCCGGCGTCATGGTGTCGCCGGGCCTGACCGGGCGGCCGTCTTCGTGGGTGGTGGAGCCAAAGCCCACGGTCTGCACGCCCGCGCCATCGTCGTAGGCCGTGCGGCGGTAGCCCTCCCAGCCGGCGATGCCGGCCAAGGTGAGCGCCGAGACGGTGATGAGGATGGCAGGCGTGCGCTGCATGGCGCAATCGTCGTCCAGTACCGGCTCCGGTGACAGTCTGAAGCCTGTCAGCGTTGGCGCTGCCGGCGCGGCCGCGCAGACTGGCGGCCATGCAGACCCCACGCACATCGCCCGCGCACCCCGCCGCCGAGCTGTCGGCCGGCGGCGCGCTGATGTCGATTCATGCCTCCAGCCCTTCAGTGGCCGCCGACGCCCCGCCGGAGTGGGTCGAGCTCATTCCGGCGGGGGATTTTTCCGGGCGGGACGGGCGCGGGCCGTACCGGCTCGATGCCGAGGCGGTGCTCAAGGCCTTTGCCGCGGGCGGCATCGACCTGCCCATCGACTACGAGCACCAGAGCCTGGAGGCCGAGGCCAAGGCCGGGCCGGTGCCCGCCGCCGGCTGGATCAAGGAACTCGAGGTGCGCGATGGCGCGCTGTGGGCTCGTGTGCAGTGGACGCCGCGCGCCGCCGAGCTGATCGCCGCGCGCGAGTACCGCTTCCTCTCCCCGGTGTTCCGCCACAAACAGGGCCGCGTGGTGGCTCTGGCCGGGGCGGGGCTGGTGCACTACCCGAATCTCGACCTCAATCCGGTTGCCAACCGACAAGGAGACGCCATGTCCGATCCGATCGATCTTGCGCCCATCGCCGAGGCCCTGGGCGCGCCTGCCGACGCCGACGCCGCGCAGCTCGTGGCCCATGCGGCCAGCCTGCGCCGCCGCGCAGACTCCCCCGATCCCGCCGAGTGGGTGCCGATGAGCCAGCACAAGGCCGTGGCCGACGAGCTGGCCCGTCTGCAAGCCGAGGTGGCCCGGCAAAAGGCCGAGGCCGCCGTGTCTGAAGCCATGCGCGCCGGCAAGCTCGCCCCGGCGCTCAAAGACTGGGCCATGGGCTACGCCAGCCACGACCCCGAGGGCTTTGCCGCCTGGGCCGCAGCCGCCCCGGTCATCGTCAGCGCCCAGTCCGACGCGCACGCGGCCAAGACGCCCGAGGTGCTGACCGAGGAGGAGCGCTACGTCTGCGCCCAGCTCGGGCTGACCGAGGACGACTTCATCGCCCACAAGCGCAAGCTCGAATCGCTCAACAAGGAGTAAGACATGGCCATCATCACCCCCGCCCTGCTGTCCGGCCTGCGCACCGGCTTCTCGAAAGCCTTCCAGGACGCGCTCGCCGCCACCCCCACCGACTGGGAGAAGGTCGCCACCCGCGTGCCGTCCTCTTCCGCCAGCAACACCTACGGCTGGCTGGGCCAGTTCCCGGCCCTGCGCGAGTGGGTGGGCGACCGCGTGCTCAAGGACATGGCGGCGCAGGCCTACCAGGTCCAGAACAAGCTCTACGAGGGCACGGTGGCGGTTAAGCGCACCGACATCGAAGACGACAACGTGGGCGTCTATACCCCGCTGTTTTCTGAGATGGGCCGCGCTGCCAAGGCTCACGCCGACCAGCTGGTCTTCGGCCTGCTGGCCGCCGGCGAGAACACGACCTGCTACGACGAGCAGAACTTCTTCGACACCGACCACCCGGTCTACCCGAACGTGGACGGCACCGGCACGGCGACGCTCGTCTCCAACCTGCAAGCCGGCACCGGCCCGGCCTGGTATCTGCTCGACACCAGCCGCGCGCTCAAGCCGCTCATCTTCCAGGAGCGCACCACGCCGGAGCTCGATGCGCTGACCAGCACGCAGGATGAGATGGTGTTCATGTCGGACGCCTACCGCTACGGCGTGCGCTACCGCTGCAACGCGGGCTTCGGCTTCTGGCAGCTGGCCTACAAGAGCAAGGCCGCGCTGGATGCCGCCAACTTCAACGCCGCGATGGCGGCGATGATGCAGGCCAAGGCCGACGGCGGCCGCCCGCTGGGCGTCAAGCCCACCACCCTGGTGGTGCCGCCCAGCTTGCGCGCCGATGCCATGGCGCTGATCGAGGCGCAACTGACCACGGGCGGGGTGAGCAACCCCAACTACAAGGCGGTCGAGGTGATCGTCTCGCCGTGGCTGGCCTGATGTGAGGTGATGCCGTGATCCGCCTCATCGTCCGCACCCGGCCCGCCCACGGCGACGCGCGGCGCTACCGCGCGGGGCTGGGCCCCTTCGGGCGCGAGCCGCTCGAAGTGGAGGTCACGCCCGCGCAGGCCGAGGCGCTGCGCGCCGACCCGGCGCTGCTGGTGGCCGAGGCGGACGGGGCAGCCGATGCGGGCGCGCCCGCCGCAAAACCCGCGCCGCCGCCCGCTGCTGCACGCACCCGGCGCAAAAACGGCGCTGAGGCCTCGAACGGCTGAGGTGGCTATGGTGGTATCACCCATCCCCAAAAAATCGCTCCACGGGCCTAAAAACCCGTTTGATGGGGTTAGATGGAGGCTGGCCGGATGAGATACGCCGCGCTGACCGATCTGGCCCAGGCCATGCCGCCGGATGTGCTCACCCGGCTGGCGAGCGACGACCCGATGGCGACCGCTCCCGATGCCGCCATCGTCGATGCGGCGCTGGCGCACGCCGATGCACGCATCGATGCGGCGCTGGCTTCGGCTGGCGCGACGCTGCCCGACCCGCCGCCGGCGGTGATCCGGCATCTTGCGGTGCAGCTGGCGCGCGGCTGGCTCTACGCGCGCCGCCCCGAGGGCATGGATTATCCGGAGGCGATCCGGCGCGAGATGGAGGCGGCGCAGAAGATGCTGGATGCCATCGCTGCCGGGCGGCTACGCATCGGCGCCGCTGGCCACCCGTCTGGCACGCTGGAGGTGGTGCCCGGCAGCCGCGCGCGTGACTGGGGGATGCTCGCATGATCGACACCCGCGCCGTGCTCAAGGACGTGGCCGAGCGGCTGCGCGCCGCCATCCCCGAGGTGGAGGTGGCGCTCACGCCGGAGCGGCCGCAAGCCTGGCGGCTCAATCACCCGCGCGCGGCGCTGCTGGTGGCCTACGGCGGCAGCCGCTACGGCGATGCGCGCGACGCCGACCTGGTGGTGCAGGAGCGCGTCTTGCGCGTGCACGTCTACGTCGTCGCACGCGCGCTGCATGACGCCTATGGCGCGGTGCCGCTGGTGGATGCCGCGGCGGACGCCTTGCTCGGATTGCGCGCGACGAACTGCGGACGCATGCGGCTCGTCTCCGACCGCTTCGTGAGCGAGGAGGCGGGCATCTGGACGTATGAGCTCGTCTTCGAGGCCGAGACGCTGGCCATCGAGGATCGCGATCTATCCGCCGTGCCGCGTCTGGCGCGCGTGACGGCCGACTATGGCTTTGAACAGGAGGCCCCGCCATGAAAACCTACCGCTACAGCGGCCCGATGAGCGCCGCCACCCTGCCCGACGGGCGCGACGTGGTGCTCTATCCCGGCCAGACCGTCGAGCTGCCCGAAGACAACGACTGGGTGCAGACCCTGGCGGCGCTGGGGCATTTGGTCGAACAACCAGCCGCGCCCGCTCGCCCGGCGCGCGCCGCCAAGGACAAGGAGGCGGCATGAGCCCGGATTTCGTCTCGCGCCAGCGCGCCATCCGCCGCGCCATGCTGGGCGAGCTGTACGCCGCGCGCGCCGAGGGGCGCATCGTCTATGCGCGCGACCTGACGGCCCAGGCCGGGCAAGCGGAAGCCGAGGCGCGCTTCGCGCTCGACTATCTGATCGAGGCGGGCTGCGCTGCCTACCGCGGCACCGCCGTGCACATCACCGCGCGCGGCATCGATCGCTTTGAACAAGGAGACTGACCATGCCAGCCAATTTTTTGCACGGCGTCGAGACCATCGAAGTCCTCAAAGGCCCGCGCCCCATCCGCCAGGTCAAAACGGCCGTGGTCGGCCTGATCGGCACCGCCCCGACCGGCGCGGTCAATGAGCCGACCATCGTGCTCTCCGAGCGCGACGCCGCCGCCTTCGGCGATGTGGCCATCAGCCGCGACTTCACCATCCCTGCCGCGCTGGACGCCATCTTCGATCAGGGCGCGGGCACCGTGATCGTGGTCAATGTGCTCAACCCGGCCACGCACAAGAGCGCCGTCACCGCCGAGGCGGTGACGCTCTCCACCGTGACCGACAGCGCCAAGCTCGCCCACCCCTACGTGTCGTCGGTGGTGGTGAAGAACGACGCCGGCACGACCACTTACGTGCTCGATACCGACTACACGCTCGACGCCACCACCGGCACCATCACGCGCAAGCCGGGCGGGGCCATCGCCTCTGGCGCCTCGCTCAAGGTGGACTATCAATACCTCGACCCACAGCTTGTCACCGCCTCCGACATCATCGGCACGGTGAACGCCGCAGGCAGCCGCACCGGCCTCAAGGCGCTGGATGACACCTACAACCGCTTCGGCTTCAACGCCAAGCTGCTCGTCGCGCCGGTCTACGGCACGCTCGCCAGCGTCTCCGCCGAGCTCATCAGCATGGCGCACAAGCTGCGCGCGATGGCCCTCATCGACGCGCCCATCGGCGTGACCGTGCAGCAGGCGGTGGAGGGGCGCGGCCCGTCGGGCGGCATCAACTTCAACACCAGCTCCGAGCGCGCCATCCTGTGCTACCCGCACCTCAAGGTGTTCGATCAGGCCACGGGCAGCGAGCGGCTGGAGGGCATGGCCGCGCGTCTGGCTGGCGTGATCTGCCGCAAGGACACGGAAAACGGCTACTGGTGGAGCCCGTCGAACACCGAGATCATGGGCATCACCGGCACCGAGCGCCCGATCACCGCGCGCATCAATGACCCGCAGTCCGAGGCCAACCTGCTGAATGAGAACGGCATCGTCACGGTGTTTAACAGCTTTGGCACCGGCTACCGCGCCTGGGGCAACCGCTCCGCGGCCTGGCCGTCGATGACGCATCCGCGCAACTTCATCAACGTGCGCCGCACCGCCGACGTGCTGCACGAGAGCGTGGAGTACTCGATGCTCCAGTTCATCGACTGCCCCATCGACAATGGCCTCATCGATGCCATCAAGGAGAGCGTCAACGCCTTCATGCGCACACTGATCGCGCGCGGCGCGCTGATCGATGGCAGCTGCACCTACGACCCGGCCAAGAACCCGCCCACCGAGATCGCGCTGGGGCATCTGACCTTCGACATCACCTTCATGCCGCCCACGCCCGCCGAGCGCATCAGCTTCGAGAGCTTCATCGACATCAACCTGCTGCGCGGTCTGGGCAGCCAGCAATGAGGAGCTAGATCATGGCTAACGTACTGATCCACCGCATCACCAACGCCAACGTCTATATGGACGGCTCCAACCTGCTGGGCCGCGCCGAGGAAATCGCGCTGCCGCAGGTCAAGGTCAAGATGGCCGAGCACAAGGCGCTGGGCATGGTCGGCACCATCCGCGCCTTTGCCGGCGTCGAGGCGCTGGAAGGCAAGATCAAGTGGGCGTCGCTGTATGCCGACGTGCTCAAGAAAGCCGCCAACCCCTTCAAGACCGTGCAGCTTCAGGTGCGCGGCTCGCTCGAGGAGTGGAACACGCCGGCCGGGCGCAACGCGGAAAAGCCCGTGGTGGCCGTGATGCAGGTGCTCTTCAAGACCTTCCCGGCCGGTAGTTTCAAGCAGCACGAAAACGTCGAGGTCGAGACCGAGTTCGACGCCTGGTATCTGAAGCTCTCGGCCGAAGGCCAGGACATCCTCGAGATCGACGTGGCGGCCAATATCTACAAGGTGGGCGGAGCGGATGTGCTGGCGAACTACCGCGCCAACATCGGAGGCTGATGAGCGATGAAGATCGACCTCAAATTTCCAATCGCCCGCCCCGACGGCAGCAAGGTGGCCAGCGTCACCCTGCGCCGCGCCACCGTTGGCGACTTGAAGGCCGCGCAGCGGCAGGCCGACAAGCCGGAGGACCAGGAACTGGCCTTGATCGCCCGCCTCACCGGCCTGGTGCCGGAGGACGTGGAGCTCATCGACCTGGCCGACTACAAGCGCATCCAGGAGTCCTTTCGCGAACTGCTGGATGCGTGATGGCGACCTGTGGGCGGGCGCGGCGCTGCTGGCGCGCTGGTTTCGCTTCCAGCCGTCGGAAATCGATTCGCTGGAGGTGGCTGATTTTTTGCGCTGGGTGAGGCTCGCGCGCGAGCAGATCAGGGACGAGGGCGGCAGCGGTTAGGGCTTCGGCCCGAACAGCTCTGCGGCGGCGCCGAAGAAGGCGGCCATGATCGGGCCGCTGACGGGCAGGCAAAGGACGGCCGCCAGCAGCGCAGCACCCAGGCTGCCGCCGGTGATCAGCACGACCAGCGCGGGCGCGGCCATGGCGGCGCAGAGCGCGGCGAGGGTGAGGTTTTCCGAAGACATGGCTAGACGAGTATAGAGCATGGCAGGCGCAACGGTAACGCTCGGGATCCTGGTCACGGCAGCCGCCGGTGCGGCGCATGGCGCATTGCAGTCCCTCGGCCAGAACATGGATCGCCTGAAGGCGCGCACGGCGGAGGCCGCCCGCAGCCATGCGCAGCTGGGCGAGAAGCTGGCGCTGGTGGGCCGGCAGAATCGCCCGATCGAGGGCTTGTCCGATGCCTACGTGAAGCTTGGCCGGACGATCGAGCAGGCCAGGGCGCATGCCGAACGCTTCGAGGCGGTGCAGGCGAAGATCGCCGGACACAAGGCCGCCGCCGGCGAGCTCTGGGGGCAGGCCGTCGGCGTGGCCGGGCTGGGGATGGCCATGGCGGCGCCGGTCAAGGCGGCCATGGATTTCGAGTCCGCGTTCGCCGATGTCAGGAAGGTCGTCGACGGCACGGACGAGGAACTGAACGGCCTGTCGGCCGCCATCATGCGCATGGGGCGCAGCCTGCCGCTGGCGCATACCGAGATTGCCGCCCTGGCTGCCGCCGGTGGGCAGCTTGGCGTGGCCCTGAAAGACCTGCCGGCCTTTGTCGAGACGACGGCCAAGATGGCGGTGGCCTTCGACATGGGTGCCAACGAGGCCGGCGATGCCATGGCCAAGATCGCCAACGTCTACAAGATTCCCATCGCCGAGATTGGCCGGCTGGGTGATGCCATCAACCAGATCTCCAACGAAAGCCCGGCCAAGGCCAGCGAGATCGTGCGGGCGCTGTCGCGCGTGGGCGGCGTGGCGCAGGCATTCGGTCTGTCTGCCGAGCAGGCTTCGGCCCTGTCGGCGGCCTTCATCGCCATGGGCAAGCCGCCCGAGGTGGCGGGCACGGCAATCAACGCGCTGCTGCTCAAGTTGCAGACGGCGGACAAGCAGGGCGAGAAGTTCCAGGCGGCGCTCGCGTCCATGGGCATGTCGGCCGGCGCGCTCAAGCAAGCGATCGGCGAAGATGCGCAAGGCGCGCTGCTGGGCTTCCTGAAGGCGCTGGAGTCCGTGCCCAAGGAGGCGCGCATGGGCGTGCTGGTGGATCTGTTCGGCCTGGAGTACTCAGACGACATCGCCGCGCTGGCCGGCAACCTGGACGTCTACAGGCAGCAGCTCGACGCGGCGGCGCGCGCCCAGGGGTCGATGGGCAAGGAATTCGCGGCGCGGGCGGCCACCACGGCCAACAATCTGCAGCTTTTGAAAAACACGGTCTCCGAGCTGGCGATCAATATCGGCTCGGTGCTGCTGCCGCCGCTCAATGGCGTGCTGTCCAGTCTGCGCCCGGTTGTTGAGGGGCTGGCCTCGTGGGCCAGAGAAAACCCCGGCGTCGTGTCGGCCATCGGCAAGCTCACCGCCGCGCTGCTGGCATTCAAGGCGGGCAGCCTCGCGGCGCGCGCGGCCTATCACCTCATGTCCATCGGCGTGCTGGGCAGCATCGGACGCATCCAGGCGTTGCGCGCGGCGTGGATCTCCGCGTCGCTGGCGATACAGACGCGCAGCCTCGCGCCCCTGCTGGGCAACGCCGCGCCGGCGGCGGCGGGGTTGCTCGGTCGCTTGCGCGAGATCGCCAATTCCGGCGCGCCCATGAAGGCGGTGGGCTGGCACCTGGCGCAGATTGGCGGGCAGGCAAAAGGCGCGGCCTTGGCGGTGGGTGGCGCGCTCAAGTCGGCCTTGCTTGGGGCGGGCAAGGCCATCCTGTGGCTGGGGCGCGCGGTGATGCTCAATCCGATCGGGCTGGCGCTCACGGCGGCGGCGTTGCTCGTCTACAAGTTCTGGGGGCCGATCAAGGGGTTCTTCAAAGGTCTGTGGGACGGCATAACCGCTGGACTGGCGCCTGTGGTCGGCGCCTTCCGCGCCGCGTTCGCGCCGGTAGCGCCACTGCTCGATCCTGTGATTGGCGCGTTCAAGACCGTCATCGGCTGGGTCGGCAGGCTCGTCTCGGGCGTGGGTGATCTGCTCAAACCCATGGACGATGCGGGCGGCGCGGCAGAGGCGCTAGGTCGCCGCGTCGGGCAAGCCATTGCCAGCGCGGCACAGATGTTCCTGTCGCTGCCGGGTAAGCTGCTTTCGCTGCCTGGCGAGATGCTGCGCATCGGCGGCGAGATCGTCGCCGGGCTGATCAAGGGCATCAAAGACAAACTCGCCTCGGCGGGCAAGGCCATCGAAGAGCTGGGCGAGAGCATCAAGAGCCGGTTCAAGGGGTGGCTCGGCATCCGCTCGCCTTCCACTGTCTTCGCCGGCTTCGGCCAGATGATCGGCCAGGGTGCGGCGCAGGGAATCGCCGGAATGACAGGCGCGGTGGGCAAGGCGTCGGCGGGGCTGGCCATTGCTGCCACGACGGCATTTCAGCCCGCGCTGGCCTCCGATTTGCCCGAATTGCAGGCGACAAAAGTCGGCGCGGGTGCGACGGCATCTGCCGCGCGCACGGGTGCGCCAGCCGCCACGCAGATCACCTTCGCGCCGACGATCAACGTCAACGCAGGCGGCAACCCGGCCGCCGCGCGCGAGCAGGTGCAGCAGGCAGTGCAGATGAGCTTTGCCGAGTTCGAGCGCCTGATGCGCCGCTATGAGGCCGAGCGGCGGCGCATCGCGCCCGGCGGAGGGTGGATGTCATGAGTCTATACGCCGTGCTGGGCGAGACGGAGCTCGAAGTCATCCAGTGGCTCGATGGCTTCGAGGCCAAGTTCGCCGCCGAGTGGCCCGAGCAAGGCCTGATCGGGCGCAAGAGCCTGATCCAGCACACCGGCTTCAAGCCAGATGAGGTGCGCATCGACGTGCTGCTGCACGCGCAGTGGTGCGACCCTGGCGCCGAGCTGGGGCGGCTGAAGGCGCGGCTGGACGCCGCCGAGCCCATGGCCTTCGTGCTCGGCACGGGCGAGTATCGCGGCGTCTTCGTGCTCACCGACATCGAGACCACCACGCGCCAGACCGATGGCGCCGGCGCCTTGATGGCGCTGGAGGCGCGCCTGACCCTCAAAGAGTGCGTGGGCGATCCGGCCGAGCCCAATCCGCCGGCGGTGCTCTTGCCTGGCTGGCAAGCGCCGGTGGCCGACGGCGTGGATGTGGTCGATGCGCCCATCGCGACGGTGTTCGCCGACTCGCCCGTGGGCGATCTGGCCGAGACGGTCTCGGCGGCGGTGGCAGGCGCGTCGCGCGTGGCCGAGGTGGCCGGGCAGGTCGCCAGTCTCGCAAGTCTTGCGCGGGTCGCGCCGGCGTCTGCGCTGGCGCTGGCGCCGAGCGTGGCGGCGTCGATCTCCGGCGCAGCGGATGCGCTGCCAGTGGGCGCGCTCTCCGGTGTGGCGCGTCTGGCCGATGCCGCCAGCGCCGCGCAGGCGGCCGTGTCGCAGCTGCAAGCGGCGGCATCCGTGCTCGATGGCGCGGGGCCAGTCGACATCCTTTTACGCGCCCAGTCCGCCGCAAGCGGTGCGCAATACGCCCTGCGCGCCCTCGAGGGCGGGCGGCAGGCGCTGTCGAGCCTTGCCGCAGACATCGCCATCCGGAGCGCGGTGGCATGAAGGCGCTCATCCACATCACGCGCGACGGCGAGCGCTGGGACGCCATCGCCTGGCGCTACTGGCGCGACGTGGCCGAGCTGCCGCGCCTGCTGACGGCTAATCCACATCTGGCCGCGCGCCCGACGCTGCCCTCCGGCCAGCGCGTCGTCGTGCCCATCATCGATCGACGCGAGGCCGTCGTCTCCACCGCGAGGCTGCCGCCATGGCGTCGCTGACCCACCCCGCCGTCGAGCTCCTCTACAACGGGCGCGACGTCACCGCCGATCTCTCGCCCTACCTGATGAGCGCGACCTACACCGACCGGCTCTCGGGCGAGGCCGACGACCTCGATGTCGAGCTGGCCAGCCCGTCCGTGCGCGACACCCGGTGGCTGGCCGACTGGTATCCGGACAAGGGGGTGACGCTGCGGATGCGCTACGGCTACCGCGACCGGCTGCTGGGCGACACCGGCGAGATGGAGGTGGACGAGATCGAGATCGCCGCGCCGCCCTTGAGCGTGCGCATCCGGGCGCTCTCCGCCGGCATCACGCGCCAGGCGCGCACGCGGCTGGGCCGGGCGTATGAAAACCTGCGCCTGTCCCAGATCGTCGATGCGGTGGCGGCGCGGCTGGGCGCCAAGCGCGCCGGGAGAATCGATCCCGACCCGCTGCTCGACCGCGTGACGCAATACCAGGAGGGCGACTGGGCCTTCCTCCGGCGGCTGCTGGCCGAATACGGCTACACGATCAAGCTCACCGAAAACAACAAGACGCTGGCCGTGGCGCGCGCCGATCATCTGGCCGAGCAAGACGATGTGGCCGTGCTTGCGCCCGCCCTCATCACCGCCTGGCGCTACCGCGACAAGATTTCCGACGTGCCGCAAAAGGTGGAGGTCAAGCACCACGACACCCAAAGCGCGCTCGTCTATGGCAAGGATGCCGCCACCGGCGAGGTCAAGCCGGTGGATGTGCGGCGCATCCACCGGCGCGCCCGCTCGCCCGAGGACGCCGCCGCACAGGCCGAAGGCGAGGCCGAGCGCCACGCCGTGGACAAGACGGCGCTGGAGCTTTCGCTGCCGGGCGAGCCGCTGCTCGTGGCCGGCTCGATAGTGCGGCTGGAGGGCTTCGCGCGCCTCGATGGCCGCTACCTCATCGTCGAAGCGCGGCACAGCATCTCCCGCGCTGGCTACACGACCGACCTGCAAACCCGGAGGCTGCCATGATCGAGACCCACGACGAGGCCGGCGTGACCCTGCGCTACGCGTTCGTGACCGCATTGGATGAGACGGCCCACACTATCCGGGCGCAGATCCCCGACCTCGAGATCGAGACCTGGTGGCTGCCCGTGCTCACCATGGGTAGCCGCGGCGACCGCCACTATGGCTTGCCCGACATCGGCGAGCACGTGGCCGTGCTGCTCGACCGCCGCGGCGAAACCGGCGTGTGCCTGGGCTGCATCTACTCGCAGCGCGACCCGGCGCCCGTCACCGGCGCGCCGGATCGACACCACATCCGCTTTCGTGATGGCACCACCATCGACTACGACCGGCGCACGCACAAGCTCAGCGTCCACTGTGTCGGCGACATCGAGATCGTCTCCGCCACGCACATCATCCTGCGCGCGCCGCGCATCGACCTCAACTGACGCCATGCCCGCCGCGCACCGCCACACCGACACCTGCACCGGCCACGGCTGCTACCCCAGCCGCGCCAATGCCGAGGGCAGCCCAGATGTCTTCGTCAACGGCATGGGCTGGCACCGCGTCGGCGACGGCTGGGCCGCGCACTGCTGCGGGCCGGTCTGTCACGGCGGCGCTCTCGCTGCCGGCAGCCCGACCGTATTCGTCAACGGCCGCGCCGCCGGACGCATCGGCGATCCGGTCGATTGCGGCTCGTCCGCCGCCACCGGCAGCCCGGATGTGTTTGCCGATGACCGTGCTGCCTGAAGCCGATCAGCCTTCGCGCCACGCGCGCGCGCGAGGATCATGTTTGCCATGATTGCGCCCGCTGCCGCCTCCATCCCGCGCCGCGCCCACTGGCAGCTTGCCCTGGGCGGGGATGGCTACGCGCAGGCGCTCGACGATCTGCGCCAGGCCATTGCCATCATCCTCACCACGCGCCGCGGCAGCGACCCGCTGCGCCCGGAGTTCGGATCCGACCTCTGGCGCTATCTGGACCACCCCATCGACCGCGCCCGCCCGCACCTCGTGCGCGAGGTCTATGCTGCCATCCGGCGCTGGGAGCCGCGCGTCAAAATCGAGCGCGTCAGCGTCGATCTGGATGAGGCGCATCACCTGAGCATCGGCGTGCACTTCGCTGCCGCCGATGGTCTATCCGGCTTGGCCGAGGTGCGTCCATGACCGACCCTATCAAGCTCATCGCCGACGACCCGGCGGCCATCGCAGCCGAGCTCAAGGCGGCCTACGAGACCGCCACCGGCCGCACCGTCTACCCCGGTCAGGTCGAGCAGCTGCTGATCGACATCTGCGCCTACCGCGAATCCCTGTGCCGCGCCGCGATCAACGAGGCCGCGCGGCAAAACCTGGTCGCCTTCGCGCGCGCGCCCATGCTCGACTACCTGGGCGAGCTGGTGGGGGTGGCGCGTCTGCCGGGCGAGGACGACGAGCGTCTGCGCGAGCGCATCCGGCTCGCGCCAGAGCACTTCTCTGTGGCCGGGCCGCGCCTGGCCTACCGCTACCACGCCATGACGGCGGATGCCTCGATCACCGATGTGGCTGTGCGCTCGCCCGAGCCTGGGCTCGTGGTGCTACACCCGCTCACCGCCTCCGGTCTGCCTTCCGCCGACATCAAGGCGCGCGTGCTGGCCGCTGCCAGTGCAGAGGACGCCCGTCCCCTGTGCGACACAGTTAGCGTGCAGGACCCGGTGGACTTCCCCTACAGCGTGGCCGCCACCGTCACCCCCTACGCCTGGGCCGATGCCGAGAGCGTGCGCGCCGCCGCGCTTGCCGACGTGACCGCATTCTGCGCGACGAAAGCGCAGCGCCTGGGGCAGGACGTGACCCGCTCAGCGCTGATCGCCGCGTTGCACGTGCCGGGTGTCAAGCGCGTGGCGCTCGCGCACCCCGCCGCCGACATCGCCGCCGACGTGCACCACTGGACGAACGCCACCAGCATCGCGGTGACCGTCACGGAGCCCGAGGATGAGTGACCGCCGCTGGTATCCGGACGTCATCGCCACCGACGCGCGTCTGGCGGCGCTGGCCGACCTGTCGGCGCGGCTGGAGGCGCTGCCGGTGGACAAGGTGCTCGCCCATCTGGTGGACCGGGTGGATGAGCGCCTGCTGCCGACGCTCGCCTGGGGTTGGCATGTCACCGACCTCGAAGGCTGGCGGCTGGCCGACACGCCCGAGAAGCGCCGCGCCATCCTGCGCCGCGCGATCGCCCTGCACCGCAAGAAAGGCACGCCGTGGGCCATCAAAGAAGCGCTCAAGCAGGTTGGATTCGAGGTCGAGATCATCGACCAGACAGCGCAGCGCGCCATCTACGCGCCGCTCATGCCACTGAAAATCGATGGTTCGTGGCGGCTCGATGGCGCTCATACGATCCGGCCCATCGAGCGGCTGGCCGCCGTGCCGCAAATCCAGCACTGGGCGCAGTTCATCGCGCGCGTCAATCTGGCCGATGCGCGCGACGCTGACGGTCTTGCCCTGGCGCGCCGCCTAATCGACGAGTGGAAACCGGTCTCGCGGCATCAGATTTTTCTGCTTTGGCTGCTCCTCATCGCCGACTTTCGAGCGGCAATGGCCGCCGAGCAGCAACTCGATGTACGGCTGCCCGCCACCCGGCTGCACCCATGGTGCAACGCATCGCTATCCGCCTACCCGGATGCCGCATGGCGCATGGGGCGCGATGGCGAGCCCGTGCGTCTACCGCAGCCCTTCGGTTCTTTCAGCGTGGGCGAGCGGCGCGGTGCAGTGCCTGGCCGCGTGTTGCGTGGGTGCCGCGCGCCCATCGCCGTATCCGGGCGTTTGCCCACGCTCGATGCCGCGCTGCCGCGCGAGCGGCTAGCCGCTAACCGTGACCCGATCATCCTGCCGCCGCCGCGCCTGATCGACAGACCGCGCCGCCTGGATGGTGGATGGCGGCTGCACCACAGCCGCTTCGGCCAGGCGTTCGGCTTTCGGTTGGCGCACGCCGCTTTCCGACGCCGTCTGCGCTTCGGCGATTTCCGTCTGGGCGAAGGCCACATTGCGCCGCCTCCTGCTCGCCTGACCGTCTCCGGCCGCTGGCGGCTGGGGCAGCCTGTTACCCCCGAGATCACGATTGAGAGGATTGCCGCATGAGCGAAGCCGTACTGACCGATGCCTTCCGCGAGCGCCTGGCCGAGCAGATGGCCGGCGGGCGCACCGCCCCTGTGCCAACCCACATCGCCTTCGGCGACGGCGGACACAATCCTGACCTCACGCCAAAACCAGCGCCAGCCGCGCGCACGGCGCTGTACGCCGAGCGCGACCGCGTGGCGCTGGCCAGCCTGACCCGTCCTGCGCCCACCGAGGCGGAGGCCGTCGCCTACCTGGAGGGCGGCTCGATGGTGGGCCGCCTGTTCTCCGAGGTCGGGCTGATCGGCGACGACGGCACGCTCATCGCCTGGCGCACCTTTGCGCCCAAGGCGGTCGAGGCCGGCGAGCGCTACGAAGTCCGCATCAAACCCCGTTTCTGATAGGAGCCTGACATGACGTTGCCGCACCACCCGATCACCCCGATCCCGAACAACGAACCGGAGGCCGTGCCCAGCCTCTGGAACACGCGCTATGTCGAGATCGACGAAAACTTCTCCGCCCTCGATGAACGCGCCAGCGCGCTTGAGTCCGAGGTTTCGTCCGCGCGAGCAGGAAATCCGAATCTCGCCGCCACCATCAACGCCATCATCACGCAAATCGGCGGCATCTCCGGCACGCTCTCCGGCATGGCGTCGCCCGTGTCGGTGCAGCGCGCCGTGGGGCTCGACTGGCTCTACCGCAACCGCCGCATCGCCTTCGAACTCTTCGCTGCCGGCTATCGTCTGGTGCCCACCGAGGATGTGTCGGTGGTATCTGGCGTCGCCGGAGACGAGTCGCTGGATGTGACCAGCACCGAAGGGCTCAAGGTCGGCCAGGATTATCTGTTGGTTGAGGGCGGAAACGTCGCGCTGGTGCGTGTGGCGCAAATCCTGACCAGTCAGCGCCTGCGCCTGACAGCCACGCTCACGCGCAACTGGACGAGCGCGGCAATGCTCACCGGTATGTCGCTTCAGCCCATCGCGGGCGGCAGCGGAGGCGTGCGCGGCCAGGTCGGCGATGCTTGGGTCTCGAAGGAGCTGTTTTTGGGCGACGACAACACAGCGCGCGCTGTGATCATCCGTCGCAGCCTCAATGCCGGCGCGGTGCGACTCTATTATCGCGACGCTTATACGCCAGCCTGGACGGAGCGCATCTGGAGTCTGCGCCGTCAGGGCGAGATCGCCGGCGTGCCGGATGGTTACTGCGACGACGAATATCTGGTGCCGATGCGCGGCAACGGCTATTTGCGCATCGAGATCGACGGCGAACCCGTCGATATCCTTCACATCGTCGCCACGGGCTCGCCCACGGGCGCTGGCGGAGCGGTCAATCCAGCCATGCGCCCCGATGCGCCAACCATCTCCAATCCAGCCAATGGCGCAACCGATATTGGCGAGACGCCGACGCTGGCCGTCGCCGGATTCAGTTCGCCGGCCGGCAACTCGTTCGCCTATACGCAATTCCAGATCTCGACTGCATCGACGTTTGCGTCGGTGCTGCATGACTCCGGCGAGGTGGCAGCGCAGTCCTACACGCTGCCCGCCGGCATCCTCTCGACAGGCGCCACCTACTATGTGCGCGCCCGCGTCAAGGATGCAGCAGGACTCGTCTCGGACTGGTCGTCTGCATCGAGCTTTACCACCAAAACCTCATTCGCATACGTCAACACGCCGGCAATCACCAGCCCGACCAACGGTCAAACCGACATTCCTGAGCGGCCGACCATCATCTCGTCGCCCTTTGCGGTGACGGGCGGCACCGACACCCATCAATCCAGCCAATGGCAGATTCGCCTGGCCAGCGGCAGCTGGTCATCGCCTGTGCACGACTCGGGCGAGACGACGACTGCCAAGACAAGCTACGTTGTACCTGCCGGTGTGCTACAACCCGGGCAGACGCAATACGTGCTGCGCGTGCGCCACAAAGGCGCGACACTGGGCTGGTCGGAGTGGTCGGCTGATGTGACGATCACGACAAAGCAGCAATTCGCGACCATCGTCGGATTGGTACAAGCCGCCACCGGCGGCGGTGCCGGTGCCTACGTCCGCATCAACGAAAACTTCGCGCCCCAGACCACCGACGCGGCGTTTTTCAATAACCACCCGACGTACGCAGGGATCATCCAGCAGACCATCGACGGCCAGTCGATGATCAAGATTCCGAAGTTCTACTTCAAGGCGGGCACTGTGCCGTCTGGCACGTATGCGGGCAAAGCCTATTGGATGATCTCGGATCAGCCCGTATCGGGCTTCAGCGTGCACCCAGCATTTATCGGCGCAGGCGGCGTCGAGCTCGACCAAATTTGGGTCGGAAAATACCAAGCCAGCTCTTCCGGCGGCAAGCTGCAATCCGTCCCCGGTGTGTTGCCGCGTGTAAGCATGGACTTCCCCACAGCGCGTGCCGAAGCCTATGCCCGCAACGTCTCCGGCGTATCGGGCTTCCGCCTGTGGAGCTATTACGACCTTGCCGCCATCCAGATGCTCGCCACCATCGAAATGGGCGGGCTCGACATGCAAGCCCTCATCGGCCAAGGGCGCGTCAGTGCATCGAGTGCGGCCAACGTCGATGCCAGCGATGTTGCCCAGGCCACCTGGCGCGGCATTGTCGGCCTGTGGGGTAATGTCTGGCAGATGGTGGACGGCCTCAAGCGCAACGGCGGCACATGGTGGCGCTGGCAGTACAACGTGCCCGGCAACACCACCACGTCGGACTTCGCAACCGGCTACGTCAATACGGGCCGAGCGGCGCTAACCACCAGCGGGTACCCGGTGACCTTCGATACGACACTGCTGTCGGCGGGGATCATCGTCCCGGCCACCGTCGATGGCACGGCATCTAACGGCTCGACCGGCGATTGTTTCTGGTCGAACACAACCACCGGCGACCAAATCGCTTATCACGGCGGTCACTGGGGCGCCGGCGGGGACGCCGGGTTGTTCTATCTGAACGCGAACAACGCTCCGTCGACCGCGGACGGCAGCATCGGCGGCCGCCTGGCGAAGGTGTGATGGTATATGGTGCACGATCCCATGATCCAAGCCCCGCGCCGAAGCGCGGGGCAAGAGTACGAAGTTCCGCAGCCGCTGGCGCGTCTGATGGCGGCGCTCGAAGACTTTGATGTCTATCTGCACCAGATCACGCAGCAGTGGCCGAAGGCTGAGCGCCACGGGCTGTCTGCACGCTGCCGCGAGCAGATGACGGAGATTCATCGGCTCGTAGCTGTGGCGTGGAAGCGCAAGAGCCGCGCTGGTGCGCTGTTCGACCTCGATGTCGAACTGCATGTACTCAAATCGCTCGTGCGCAAGGCATGGCGGCTGCAATACATCAACGATCACCGGCTTGAGGTGTGCGCACGACACCTAGCCGAAATCGGTCGCATGGTCGGCGCGTGGATCAAGCACGAGTCGGCCAAGGCGAAGGGAGGTGTCCTGTGAACGGCGGCAACTGGGGCAACGGCGGGAACGCCGGGTTGTTCTATCTGAACGCGAACAACGCTCCGTCGAACGCGAACAGCAACATCGGCTGCCGCCTGGCGATGGAAGACTGGGCCAGAAGCGGTGCGGCTACGGCTGCGCCGACAGTGCCCCATCCTTCGGGGGCGCACTCCTGTCTCATCGGAGACGAACAAAAGCCGGGCGACGCGGCGGGTAAAGTGCCCGTGGCTTCGCCCACCCTATTCGAGCGTATCGTGGCGTGGGACAACCTCGTGGCCGCCTACCGCGAAGCGCGCAAAGGCAAGCGGCAGTCGCAGGAAGTGGCCGCTTTCGATGCAGACGCATTCGCCAACTTGGTCGACATCCACGAACACCTGCTGCGCGGCACATGGCAGCCCGGACAGGCACGGCGTTTTTGGGTGCGCGACCCGAAGTGGCGTGAAATCACCGCGCCGCCGTTTCCAGACCGCATCGTTCACCACGCCATCGTGCGCATTATCGAGCCACTGTTCGAGCGCCGCTTCGTCCACGACAGCTACGCATGCCGGCGCGGCAAAGGCACGCACGCTGCCGTGCGTCGCACGCAATCGTTTCTGCGCGGCGCGGTGCGCACGTGGTCGCGGCCTTATATCGTCAAGGTCGATGTCAAGAGCTACTTCGCCAGCATCGACCACGATGTGCTGCTGCGTCAGATGTCGCGCGTCGTGCGCGATGATCGCGTTCTTGCCTTGCTGCGTACGGTGTATAGCGGCTATGGCTTTAGCGGCGTCGGTCTGCCAGTTGGTGCGCTGACCAGCCAGTTGGCCGCCAATATCTTGCTCGATGTCATCGATCACAAAGTCAAGGATGACCTTGGCGTGCGCTACTACGTACGCTACATGGACGACATGGTGGCCGTCGTTAGTGGCAAGAATGCCGCCCGTAGCTTGCTGGGGCGCATTGCGCTGGAGCTTGCCGCGCTTGGTCTGCGCGTCAACCCAAAGAGCGGGATATGGCCTGCCGCGCGCGGCGTTGATTTTTGCGGCTATCGTATCTTTCATGCACATATCCGGCCGCGCAAGCGCTGTCTGTGCGCCTGGAAAAAACGGTTTGCCGCTTTGCGCCGCCGCCACGAAAGCGGCCAAGCGACGCTTGGCCAGTGCCGACAGCGCGTCATGTCGTTTCTCGCGGTCATGCGTCACGCAAACGCGTGGAGGACAAGCGCATCAATCCTTTCCCGGTTCACCCTAGGAGCAAGCCATGCACATCACCGAAGATCGTCATCTGATCGTCAATTCCCAGTCCTACAGCCTCCCGTCTTTGCCTGTTGAGGCCATCGTCCGGGCCTGGAGCGTCCCGGAAGACTACCGGCCGGATGGGGTTTTCATCTCCGTCACCCCGCAGGGTGGCATCGAGGAAGTCCCGGCATGCAGCGGTGCACAGCTCATCGGCGAGGCAAAGCTGGAGGCCGACCCAGCGGCCAAGCTCGCGGCGGCCAAAACCGAGCTGCGCGCGCGCGTCAATGCCGAGCGGTATCGGCAAGAGACCATGCCGCTTACCTACCTCGGCAAGACCTTCGATGCTGATGAGCGCAGTATCCAGCGCATCACCGGCGCGGTGCAGGCCGCCCAGGCGGCTGTTTCTGCCGGTGCGCCATTCAGCATTGATTGGGTATGCGCCGACAACACCGAGATCACGTTGGACGCTCAGCAGATGATCGGCATGCCTGCTGCGCTCATGCAGCGCGTGTATGCCGTCCATCTGCACGCACGGCAGCTCAAAGCGGCTGTTGATGCGGCCACGACGGAGGCCGACCTTGCCGCCATCGACATCGCCACGGGCTGGCCTGCCTAA